GATAGGTGTGCTGGGGAGTCTGCTGTTTGGCCTGCTGACGTATCTTACTAACCTGTATTTCAAAATCAGAGAGGACCGTCGTAAGGCGGCGCGGGGAGAGTAGACGATGAATAAACAATACGAACTGGTTGTTAAAGGGATAAATATTTACCCGGATAAGATTACTGTTACTGTGGCGCTGGAAACTGGTGGGTATACGTCACTGTTGTTGCCAAATGTGGTGATTGATCTTGATCGTGTTGAAGGTGCCCCGCTGGAGTTTTACGAAGCTGAGGCGAAAAAGAAGGCGAAGCAGTTTTTCATGGATATTGCTGCCGGGTTATGTGAAGGGAACGAACCGTTGCCGGAAAAGCGCCTCTGTTCAGAAGAGCGGTATACCATACAAATTAACAATGCATATAACACGATACAGTCAGAAAAAGATGATATCGAATCACGCATTGAAAAACTGGAGAACAGCGTCGTTGAACTGAATAAAAAACTGTCGGTGCAGATCCCTTCCGAAGGTGAAAAAAAACGCCGTGATGAGCAGTTCGCGGCGTTTTACGATTATTGCCGGAAAGTGATGAGCAGAAATCTCGCAGAGTGTTTCCGTATTCAAAAAAACAGAGAGCGCTCTGCAAATAGTGAGATTCTGGATAATTTTTTAAAGGGGACGCATCTCGCCAGTGATTGTTTCATTGCTCATTCTTTTGGTGGCTTTCATGAGGCCATCAAACATGATGTTGAGAGAAGTCCAGGTATCCTCTGTTCCATTCCCGTAAGCATCGAAATAGACACAAATACGATAACCGGTGAACTCGTTACCGCCGGAGTCGGTATATTCCGTCATGAGGGGAACGATGCCAAAGGTTCCTTTACAAAAATCGGGCCGTTCTTTCTGAAGGTAGAGCGATAGTTTGTTAAGTACCCATCCGACAGCTCGCTCATTTTGGTTTATTTTCGTATCGCGAAACAAAAATTCGAAGCGGCCAGATGACGCATGGGTGCAACCAAATACCGGGGCGTATTCATCAACCTTTGGTGTTCCTGAAAACATGCAGTCCGTGCTCTCGAATGCAGATGAATTGCTGTTGATCCACTTAACAAAAGAAAAAAAGGTCTGAATCGCTTGTCTGTCTGAATATTCAACAAAATCCTCAAGGTGTGTCTCGATCAGTTCCGGGTGTTTACGAAAGTCATAATATTGACCGGGACGATATTTATGAGTGGTTGTTTTATCCCATGGTTGTGCTCTGCGTCCCTGTAAACGGAGGTCTGCCGCTGGATAGATAAGCATAAGTAATCTCCTGGTGGAATGTAATCCACGATCATCCGGGGAAATTAAGAACCCGCCAGTGCCCACCACTGGTGGGGTGAAGGCTTAACATATCCAGGGATTCGGAACCGATAAATCCTGATAAATATCCATGAACACCAAAATCAAATACGGCCTGTCGGCTGCCGTTCTGGCGCTGATTGCCGCAGGGGCGCCTGCGCCTGATATTCTCGACCAGTTTCTGGATGAAAAAGAAGGTAACCACACCACGGCATACCGTGATGGTGCGGGTATCTGGACCATTTGTCGTGGTGCCACCAGGGTGGATGGCAAACCTGTCGTCCCGGGCATGAAGTTGTCGAAGAAAAAATGCGACCAGGTTAACGCCATTGAGCGTGATAAGGCGCTGGCATGGGTGGAGAAAAACATCAAAGTGCCACTGACTGAACCCCAGAAAGCGGGTATTGCGTCATTCTGTCCTTACAACATTGGCCCCGGTAAGTGTTTCCCGTCGACGTTTTATAAACGAATTAATGCAGGTGATCGAAAAGGTGCCTGCGAAGCGATTCGCTGGTGGATTAAGGACGGTGGCAGAGACTGCCGTATTCGTTCAAACAACTGTTACGGTCAGGTATCCCGTCGTGACCAGGAGAGCGCGCTGGCGTGCTGGGGAATCGACAGATAAGAAGAATATTTTGCTGAAAAATGACGTTGGCCAACGCGGACGGATAACACGAAATCCTGCGAACTGGCAAAACCTAAGTGAATAAAAGTAAAAACCCCGTTTGTTGGCAGCAAGCGGGGTTTTGTGTTTCCTGACTTCGGAAAAGTCAAAGGAGAAAGTGTGTTTGATTTTAGCAAACTGATTCGGGAGATTCGAGTGATGGCTGAAAAATTATCCACCTGGAAGTTCATCCTTATCTGGCTGGTGTTTGTGATTATGGCCTCCGGTTATTTCATCGGTCAGATACGCTGGTGGTGAAATGAACCGCGTTCTGTGTGTGGTCATCATTGCCCTGCTGGTGGCCTGTGGTGCGCTTAGTCTGGGGCTGAATCATTACCGCGATAACGCCATCACCTACAAAGCGCAGCGCGATAAAAAAGCCAGAGAGCTGGAGCAGGCAAACGCAACCATTACTGATATGCAGGTGCGCCAGCGCGATGTTGCTGCGCTCGATGCAAAATACTCGAGGGAATTAGCCGATGCGAGAGCTGAAAATGAAACTCTGCGTGCTGATGTTGCCGCTGGTCGTAAGCGCCTGCGGATCAACGCCACCTGCTCCGGTACCGTGCGTGAAGCCACCGGCACCTCCGGCGTGGATAATGCAACCGGCCCCCGACTGGCAGACACCGCTGAACGGGATTATTTCATCCTCAGAGAACGGTTGATGACAATGCAGAAGCAGCTGGAAGGGGCACAGGACTATATCCGCACTCAGTGCCTGAACTAAGTTTTGCTGATGCGCCGTATCGTCGCTGTATTCCCTCATTAACAGAGACCGCAGCCCGACAGGGAGACTACTCTGCGCGAGTGTGCGGGGATAATCAAAAACGATACACACCGGGGTTTACCGCGTAAACGGAGCGCGGCGTTACCCCCTCATGGTCGCTGGTCCGGTGCGATGGTGGAAGAAACTGGATTTGCTGCAACTGATAACCATTATCATTTTCGCGGGTCCTTTCCGGCGATCCGACAGGTTACGGGGCGGCGACCTCGCGGGTTTTCGCTATTTATGAAAATTTTCCGGTTTAAGGCGTTTCCGTTCTTCTTCGCCGTAACCTAATGTTTTTATTTAAAACACCCCCTGAAAAGAAAGGAAACGACAGGTGCTGAAAACGGGCTTTTTGGCCTCTGTCGTTTCCTTTCTCTGTTTTTGTCCGTGGAATGAACAATGGAAGTCAACAAAAAGCAGCTGGCTGACATTTTCGGTGCGAGTATCCGTACCATTCAGAACTGGCAGGAACAGGGAATGCCCGTTCTGCGAGGCGGTGGCAAGGGTAATGAGGTGCTTTATGACTCTGCCGCCGTCATAAAATGGTATGCCGAAAGGGATGCTGAAATTGAGAACGAAAAGCTGCGCCGGGAAGTTGAAGAACTGCGGCAGGCCAGCGAGACAGATCTCCAGCCAGGGACTATTGAGTACGAACGCCATCGACTTACGCGTGCGCAGGCCGACGCACAGGAGCTGAAAAATGCCAGAGACTCCGCTGAAGTGGTGGAAACCGCATTCTGTACTTTCGTGCTGTCGCGGATCGCAGGTGAAATTGCCAGTATTCTCGACGGGATCCCCCTGTCGGTGCAGCGGCGTTTTCCGGAACTGGAAAACCGACATGTTGATTTCCTGAAACGGGATATCATCAAAGCCATGAACAAAGCAGCCGCGCTGGATGAACTGATACCGGGGTTGCTGAGTGAATATATCGAACAGTCAGGTTAACAGGCTGCGGCATTTTGTCCGCGCCGGGCTTCGCTCACTGTTCAGGCCGGAGCCACAGACCGCCGTTGAATGGGCGGATACCAATTACTATCTCCCGAAAGAATCCGCATACCAGGAAGGGCGCTGGGAAACACTGCCCTTTCAGCGGGCCATCATGAATGCGATGGGCAGCGACTACATCCGCGAGGTGAATGTGGTGAAGTCTGCCCGTGTTGGTTATTCCAAAATGCTGCTGGGTGTTTATGCCTACTTCATAGAGCATAAGCAGCGCAACACACTTATCTGGTTGCCGACGGATGGTGATGCCGAGAACTTTATGAAAACCCACGTTGAGCCGACCATCCGCGATATTCCGTCGCTGCTGGCGCTGGCTCCGTGGTATGGCAAAAAGCACCGGGATAACACGCTCACTATGAAGCGTTTTTCCAATGGTCGTGGCTTCTGGTGCCTGGGCGGTAAAGCGGCAAAAAACTACCGTGAAAAGTCGGTGGATGTGGCGGGTTATGATGAACTTGCTGCCTTTGATGAGGATATTGAACAGGAAGGCTCTCCGACGTTCCTGGGCGATAAGCGTATTGAAGGCTCGGTCTGGCCAAAGTCCATCCGTGGCTCCACGCCCAAAGTGAGAGGCACCTGCCAGATTGAGCGTGCAGCCAGTGAATCCCCGCATTTTATGCGTTTTCATGTTGCCTGCCCGCACTGCGGGGAGGAGCAGTATCTTAAATTTGGCGACAAAGAGACGCCGTTTGGCCTCAAATGGACGCCGGATGACCCCTCCAGCGTGTTTTATCTCTGCGAGCATAATGCCTGCGTCATCCGCCAGCAGGAGCTGGACTTTACTGATGCCCGTTATATCTGCGAAAAGACCGGGATCTGGACCCGTGATGGCATTCTCTGGTTTTCGTCATCCGGTGAAGAGATTGAACCGCCTGACAGTGTGACCTTTCACATCTGGACGGCGTACAGCCCGTTCACCACCTGGGTGCAGATTGTCAAAGACTGGATGAAGACGAAAGGGGATACGGGAAAACGTAAAACCTTCGTGAACACCACGCTCGGTGAGACGTGGGAAGCGAAAATCGGCGAACGTCCGGATGCTGAAGTGATGGCAGAGCGGAAAGAGTATTATTCAGCGCCCGTTCCTGATCGTGTGGCTTACCTGACCGCCGGTATCGACTCCCAGCTGGACCGCTACGAAATGCGCGTATGGGGATGGGGGCCGGGTGAGGAAAGCTGGCTGATTGACCGGCAGATTATTATGGGCCGCCACGACGATGAACAGACGCTGCTGCGTGTGGATGAGGCCATCAATAAAACCTATACCCGCCGGAATGGTGCAGAAATGTCGGTATCCCGTATCTGCTGGGATACTGGCGGGATTGACCCGACCATTGTGTATGAACGCTCGAAAAAACATGGGCTGTTCCGGGTGATCCCCATTAAAGGGGCATCCGTCTACGGAAAGCCGGTGGCCAGCATGCCACGTAAGCGAAACAAAAACGGGGTTTACCTTACCGAAATCGGTACGGATACCGCGAAAGAGCAGATTTATAACCGCTTCACACTGACGCCGGAAGGGGATGAACCGCTTCCCGGTGCCGTTCACTTCCCGAATAACCCGGATATTTTTGATCTTACCGAAGCGCAGCAACTGACTGCTGAAGAGCAGGTCGAAAAATGGGTGGATGGCAGGAAAAAAATACTGTGGGACAGCAAAAAGCGACGCAATGAGGCGCTCGACTGCTTCGTTTATGCGCTGGCGGCGCTGCGCATCAGTATTTCCCGCTGGCAGCTGGATCTCAGTGCACTGCTGGCGAGCCTGCAGGAAGAGGATGGTGCAGCAACCAACAAGAAAACACTGGCAGAATACGCCCGTGCCTTATCCGGAGAGGATGAATGACGCGACAGGAAGAACTTGCCGCTGCCCGTGCGGCACTGCATGACCTGATGACAGGAAAACGGGTGGCAACGGTACAGAAAGACGGACGGCGAGTGGAGTTTACGACCACTTCCGTGTCTGACCTGAAAAAATACATTGCTGAGCTGGAAGTGCAGACCGGCATGACACAGCGACGCAGGGGACCAGCAGGATTTTATGTATGAAAATGTCCACCATTCCCACCCTTCTGGGGCCGGACGGCATGACATCGCTGCGTGAATATGCCGGTTATCACGGCGGTGGCAGCGGATTTGGTGGGCAGTTGCGGGCGTGGAACCCACCGGGTGAAAGTGTGGATGCAGCCCTGCTGCCCAACTTTACCCGTGGCAATGCCCGCGCAGACGATCTGGTACGCAATAACGGCTATGCCGCCAACGCCATCCAGTTGCATCAGGATCATATCGTCGGGTCTTTTTTCCGACTCAGTCATCGCCCAAGCTGGCGCTATCTGGGCATCGGGGAGGAAGAAGCCCGTGCCTTTTCCCGCGAGGTTGAAGCGGCATGGAAAGAGTTTGCCGAAGATGACTGTTGCTGCATTGACGTTGAGCGAAAACGCACGTTTACCATGATGATTCGGGAAGGTGTGGCCATGCACGCCTTTAACGGTGAACTGTTCGTTCAGGCCACCTGGGATACCCGTCCCTCGCGACTGTTCCGGACACAGTTCCGGATGGTCAGCCCGAAGCGCATCAGCAACCCGAACAATACCAGCGACAGCCGGAACTGCCGTGCCGGTGTGCAGATTAATGACAGCGGTGCGGCGCTGGGATATTACGTCAGCGAGGACGGGTATCCTGGCTGGATGCCGCAGAAATGGACATGGATACCCCGTGAGTTACCCGGCGGTCGTGCTTCGTTCATTCACGTCTTTGAACCCGTGGAGGACGGGCAGACCCGCGGTGCAAATGTGTTTTACAGCGTGATGGAGCAGATGAAGATGCTCGACACGCTGCAGAACACGCAGCTGCAGAGCGCCATTGTGAAGGCGATGTATGCCGCCACCATTGAGAGTGAGCTGGATACGCAGTCAGCGATGGATTTTATTCTGGGCGCGAACAGTCAGGAGCAGCGGGAAAGGCTGACCGGCTGGATTGGTGAAATTGCCGCGTATTACTCCGCAGCACCGGTCCGTCTGGGAGGCGCAAAAGTGCCGCACCTGATGCCGGGGGACTCACTGAACCTGCAGACGGCTCAGGACACGGATAACGGCTACTCCGTGTTTGAGCAGTCACTGCTGCGGTATATCGCTGCCGGGCTGGGTGTCTCGTATGAGCAGCTTTCCCGGAATTACGCCCAGATGAGCTACTCCACGGCACGGGCCAGTGCGAACGAGTCGTGGGCGTACTTTATGGGGCGGCGAAAATTCGTCGCATCCCGTCAGGCGAGCCAGATGTTTCTGTGCTGGCTGGAAGAGGCCATCGTTCGCCGCGTGGTGACGTTACCTTCAAAAGCGCGCTTCAGCTTTCAGGAAGCCCGCAGTGCCTGGGGGAACTGCGACTGGATAGGCTCCGGTCGTATGGCCATCGATGGTCTGAAAGAAGTTCAGGAAGCGGTGATGCTGATAGAAGCCGGACTGAGCACCTACGAGAAAGAGTGCGCGAAACGCGGTGACGACTATCAGGAAATTTTTGCCCAGCAGGTCCGTGAAACGATGGAGCGCCGCGCAGCTGGTCTTAAACCGCCCGCCTGGGCGGCTGCGGCATTTGAATCCGGGCTGCGACAATCAACAGAGGAGGAGAAGAGTGACAGCAGAGCTGCGTAATCTCCCGCATATTGCCAGCATGGCTTTTAATGAGCCGCTGATGCTTGAACCCGCCTATGCGCGGGTTTTCTTTTGTGCGCTTGCAGGCCAGCTTGGGATCAGCCGCCTGACGGATGCAGTATCCGGCGACAGCCTGACTGCCGGAGAGGCACCCGCGGCGCTGGCGTTATCCGGTGATGATGACGGACCACGACAGGCCCGGAGTTATCAGGTCATGAACGGCATCGCCGTGCTGCCGGTGTCCGGTACGCTGGTCAGCCGGACGCGGGCGCTGCAGCCGTATTCGGGGATGACCGGTTACAACGGCATTATCGCCCGTCTGCAACAGGCTGCCAGCGACCCGATGGTGGACGGCATTCTGCTCGATATGGACACACCGGGCGGAATGGTGGCGGGAGCATTTGACTGTGCTGACATCATCGCCCGTGTGCGTGACATAAAACCGGTATGGGCGCTGGCCAACGACATGAACTGCAGTGCAGGTCAGCTGCTTGCCAGCGCCGCCTCCCGGCGTCTGGTCACGCAGACCGCCCGGACAGGCTCCATCGGCGTCATGATGGCTCACAGTAATTACGGTGCTGCCCTGGAGAAACAGGGCGTGGAAATCACGCTGATTTACAGCGGCAGCCATAAGGTGGATGGCAACCCCTACAGCCATCTACCGGGTGATGTCCGGGAAACACTGCAGTCCCGGATGGATGCAACCCGCCGGATGTTTGCGCAGAAGGTGTCGGCATATACCGGCCTGTCCGTGCAGGCTGTGCTGGATACCGAGGCTGCAGTGTACAGCGGTCAGGAGGCCATTGATGCCGGACTGGCTGATGAACTTGTCAACAGCACCGATGCGATCACCGTTATGCGTGATGCACTGGATGCACGTAAATCCCGTCTCTCAGGAGGGCGAATGACCAAAGAGACTCAATCAACAACTGTTTCAGCCACTGCTTCGCAGGCTGACGTTACTGGCGTGGTGCCAGCGATGGAGGGCGAAAACGCCAGCGCGGCGCAGCCGGACGTGAACGCGCAGATCACCGCTGCGGTTGCGGCAGAAAACAGCCGCATTATGGGGATCCTCAACTGTGAGGAGGCTCACGGACGCGAAGAACAGGCCCGCGTGCTGGCAGAAACCCCCGGTATGACCGTGGAAACGGCCCGCCGCATTCTGGCCGCAGCACCACAGAGTGCACAGGCGCGCAGTGATACTGCGCTGGATCGTCTGATGCAGGGGGCACCGGCACCGCTGGCTGCAGGTAACCCGGCATCTGATGCCGTTAACGATTTGCTGAACACACCAGTGTAAGGGATGTTTATGACGAGCAAAGAAACCTTTACCCATTACCAGCCGCTGGGCAACAGTGACCCGGCTCATACCGCAACCGCGCCCGGCGGATTGAGTGCGAAAGCGTCTGCAATGACCCCGCTGATGCTGGACACCGCCACCCGTAAGCTGGTTGCGTGGGATGGCACCACCGACGGTGCTGCCGTTGGCATTCTTGCGGTTGCTGCTGACCAGACCAGCACCACGCTGACGTTCTACAAGTCCGGCACGTTCCGTTATGAGGATGTGCTCTGGCCGGAGGCTGCCAGCGACGAGACGAAAAAACGGACCGCGTTTGCCGGAACGGCAATCAGCATCGTTTAACCTGACCCTTCATCACTAAAGGCCGCCTGTGCGGCTTTTTTTACGGGATTTTTTTATGTCGATGTACACAACCGCCCAGCTGCTGGCGGCAAATGAGCAGAAATTTAAGTTTGATCCGCTGTTTCTGCGTCTCTTTTTCCGTGAGAGCTATCCCTTCACCACGGAGAAAGTCTATCTCTCACAAATTCCGGGACTGGTAAACATGGCGCTGTACGTTTCGCCGATTGTTTCCGGTGAGGTTATCCGTTCCCGTGGCGGCTCCACCTCTGAATTTACGCCGGGATATGTCAAGCCGAAGCATGAGGTGAATCCGCAGATGACCCTGCGTCGCCTGCCGGATGAAGATCCGCAGAATCTGGCGGACCCGGCTTACCGCCGCCGTCGCATCATCATGCAGAACATGCGTGACGAAGAGCTGGCCATTGCCCAGGTCGAAGAGATGCAGGCAGTTTCTGCCGTGCTTAAGGGCAAATACACCATGACCGGTGAAGCCTTTGATCCGGTTGAGGTGGATATGGGCCGCAGTGCGGCAAACAACATCACACAGTCCGGTGGCACGGAGTGGAGCAAGCGTGACAAGTCCACGTATGACCCGACCGACGATATCGAAGCCTACGCGCTGAACGCCAGCGGCGTGGTGAATATCATCGTGTTTGATCCGAAAGGATGGGCGCTGTTCCGTTCCTTCAAAGCCGTCAGGGATAAGCTGGATACCCGTCGCGGCTCTCATTCCGAGCTGGAGACAGCGGTAAAAGACCTGGGCAAAGCGGTGTCTTATAAGGGAATGTATGGCGATGTGGCCATCGTCGTGTATTCCGGACAGTACGTGGAAAACGGCGTCAAAAAGAACTTCCTGCCGGACAACACGATGGTGCTGGGGAACACTCAGGCACGCGGTCTGCGTACCTATGGCTGTATTCAGGATGCGGACGCACAGCGCGAAGGCATTAACGCCTCTGCCCGTTACCCGAAAAACTGGGTGACTACCGGCGATCCGGCGCGAGAGTTCACCATGATTCAGTCAGCACCGCTGATGCTGCTGGCTGACCCTGATGAGTTCGTGTCCGTACAACTGGCGTAATTATGGCCCTTCGGGGCCATTGTTTCTCTGTGGATGAGTCCATGACGAAAGATGAACTGATTGCCCGTCTCCGCTCGCTGGGTGAACAACTGAACCGTGATGTCAGCCTGACGGGGACGAAAGAAGAACTGGCGCTCCGTGTGGCAGAGCTGGAAGAGGAGCTTGATGACACGGATGACGCAGCCGGTCAGGACACGTCTGTCAGCCCGGAAAATGCGCTGACCGGACATGAAAATGAGGTGGTATCAGCACAGACGGATACCGTGACTGATACGGCTGCTCTGGTCACGGTTGTGGCACTGGTGACGCTGCATACCGATGCACTTCACGCCACGCGGGATGAACCTGTGGCATTTGTGCTGCCGGGAACGGCGTTCCGTGTCTCTGCCGGTGTGGCAGCCGAAATGACAGAACGTGGCCTGGCCAGAATGCAATAACGGGAGGCGCTGTGGCTGATTTCGATAACCTGTTCGATGCTGCCATTGCCCGCGCCGATGAAACGATACGCGGGTACATGGGAACGTCAGCCACCATGACATCCGGTGAGCAGTCCGGCGCAGTAATACGTGGTGTTTTTGATGACCCTGAAAATATCAGCTATGCCGGACAGGGCGTGCGCGTTGAAGGCTCCAGCCCGTCCCTGTTTGTCCGGACTGATGATGTGCGGCAACTGCGGCGTGGAGACACGCTGACCATCGGTGAGGAAAACTTCTGGATAGACCGGATTTCGCCGGATGATGGCGGAAGCTGTCATCTCTGGCTTGGGCGTGGCGTGCCGCCTGCCGTTAACCGTCGCCGCTGAAAGGGGGATGTATGGCCATAAAAGGTCTTGAGCAGGCCGTTGAAAACCTCAGCCGTATCAGCAAAACGGCGGTGCCCGGTGCGTCAGCAATGGCCATTAACCGCGTTGCTTCATCCGCGATATCGCAGTCTGCGTCACAGGTTGCCCGTGAGACAAAGGTACGCCGGAAACTGGTAAAGGAAAGGGCCAGGCTGAAAAGGGCCACGGTTAAAAATCCGCAGGCCAGAATCAGGGTTAACCGGGGGGATTTGCCCGTAATCAAGCTGGGGAATGCGCGGGTTGTCCTGTCCCGACGCAGGCGTCGTAAAAAGGGGCAGCGTTCATCCCTGAAAGGTGGCGGCAGCGTGCTTGTGGTGGGTAACCGTCGTATTCCCGGCGCGTTTATTCAGCAACTGAAAAATGGGCGGTGGCATGTCATGCAGCGTGTGGCCGGGAAAAACCGTTACCCCATTGATGTGGTGAAAATCCCGATGGCGGTGCCGCTTACCACGGCGTTTAAACAGAATATTGAACGGATACGGCGTGAATGTCTTCCGAAAGAGCTGGGCTATGCGCTGCAGCATCAACTGAGAATGGTAATAAAGCGATGAAACATACTGAACTCCGTGCAGCCGTACTGGATGCACTGGAGAAGCATGACACCGGGGCGACGCTTTTTGATGGTCGCCCCGCTGTTTTTGATGAGGCGGATTTTCCGGCAGTTGCCGTTTATCTCACCGGCGCTGAATACACGGGCGAAGAGCTGGACAGCGATACCTGGCAGGCGGAGCTGCATATTGAAGTTTTCCTGCCTGCTCAGGTGCCGGATTCAGAGCTGGATGCGTGGATGGAGTCCCGGATTTATCCGGTGATGAGCGATATCCCGGCACTGGCAGGACTGATTACCACGATGGTTACGCAGGGCTATGAGTATCGTCGTGATGACGATATGGCGTTATGGAGTTCTGCAGATCTGACTTATTCCATTACATACGAGATGTGAGGACGATATGGCAACACCAAATCCCCTTGAGCCGGTAAAAGGTGCCGGTACCACTCTGTGGGTTTACAACGGCAAGGGTGATGCTTATGCAAACCCGTTGTCAGACGATGACTGGCAGCGACTGGCTAAGGTGAAGGATCTGACGCCGGGCGAGATGACGGCAGAACCCTACGATGATAACTACCTGGATGATGAAGACGCGGACTGGACCGCGACCGGGCAGGGGCAGAAGTCTGCAGGAGATACCGGTTTTACGCTGGCCTGGAAACCGGGAGAAGAAGGTCAGAAATGG